CTATAATTGGAGCTGTGGACATCTTGCTCATAGCCTTCGCTACTTTGGTAGCAGGTCCGGAAATCATGCCCTTGGAATTTGCTTCCTCTGTTTCATCACACTCCATACCACTTTGTGGTGTGATAGTGTTGGTGTCATTAGAAGTAAGGACAGACAATTGAACATCTTCTGCCCAAGCGAACACGCTCACGGTTGCTTTGTCATCAGCGCCGTTAGCATGTCGCAAAAATTGCAAAGGTCTTAATAGAATGGCACCCAAGGCTGACCATTCTGTGTCTGGTACGCTAACCATGTTCTTCGGAAAAACAAATGGCAATACCATTTCCCCACCCATGCTGGTAGTTGGGTTGAGGAATACCTTGGGTAATTGTGAAAATTGCGTGTTAAATGCAAATGTGTCCAAAATCTCATTGGTGTTGGACGCCTGATCAAAATCGTTAAATGGAAGGTAAGCAGCAAATGCTCGACCATACTGAAAACCATTTCCATTAATCACAAATTTGAGATGCAACTTTGCCCTCATCAAATTGTAATTGTTTAAACGATTATTAACACGCTTGTTGTTGAAAAACAAGGCCCATGGATCAAATTGATCAATAAGGTTCCCATTCGTAACCCACTCCTTTTCAAAAATCTTGATAGGTCTGCTAAAGAAGTTCTGAAGGGTTGCGTCATGGGTGTCCTGTGCCATGCGAGTAGCATCCATCTCAGAATTAACTGTTACGGTGTACTCATCTGGCTTATCGAAAAACTTGACATTTTGTTCCTTGCTCGTGGCCATTTTCATCACGGATGATGTTTCCATACCTGACTGTACCTCAAATTCACCAATAGGACCCTGCATTATGCAAAAGTTAATAAAACTCTCCATATCATGCCGGATCCCTTCGTAATAAAGGTAGTCCATGTACTTATATTCATAGCCACTCTGTGGTTTGAACACCACAGTGTCCTGTGTACTAGCATCCTCCGGAATACTAGTATTTACGTCAAAAAGACGCACGTCTCCCACAGTGGAGTCGCGGCTGCTTCGAACCTCATTTGAGGCACCAGTACCAACCTGAACACTGGCTTCATCGCATAGCGACAATACACATTTACACATGTTACCGATCCATCATTTATGACGCACGGAGACCGAATCATGTCTACCGAGCGGTGCATATGTGGTCGGGCGCGCTGAACCCATCTCTCGATGCCCCTGTAGGGCGCGCTTCGTGTGCAAAGCCTAAGTTACAATAATATACACATACACAAAATACTATACAACTGGTTTCCATATACACACGTTAATTTTGCTCACCTTCAGATTTAAAACTGGGCCGGATTTAATGTCCCCGGAGTGACATACTTGGACTTCCATTCATCTACCCGATCGTCATAGGTAGTGTCCAAGCCCGTGCAGATATGCGCTATCCCTGCACGTGTCGCAACTTCCTTCATCAGTTGTCGTTGTTCCTCAAACTTTTCCTCACCGTGGTTGAACCACTCTCGCAATGCGCCATCAATGTTCTGAGCACAAGCTGTCTCCTCAGTATCTATGCAATTCTTGTCTCGCATGAAACAATGCAATGACTTGTAGATCGACTTGTCTAACAAAGCACCAACATGCACACCCAGTTTAGGGTGCCATACACTAGTACGTTTGAGAAACTCGAACTCTTCTGGTGGTAAGAAATCCAACAATTCTGATTCTTTATCTGGCATGGTGTACACCTGCCCATATTCCGCCAGGAACTTAGAACATCCCTTAATCGTGAACTTATCGATACTTGGACTAACAGATCCGATATTATCGTCTCCATATGTCATGGCAGCGACGTAGTCACGAAAAACGAGGCGTTCCTCAAAATTTCTTGGTGGATATTGAGAGTAGAAGAAGCACCGCAGATTTAAAGAACCACAAATCCCATTGATGATGACCGTCAGAGAATTGCCACTGATGTGGGTACCTTCAGTAAGGCCAATCAAGTCTCCGTTGAAAGCAACGTAGGCAAACACAATGTCGCCAGTCATAGCTTCCATGATCCTGATATCCTCCTCCGTATAATCGCATCGTCTTGCGCAATCCATAAGGATACGCAATGATGCGAAAATAAGTTG